TAGAAGAACACGAAGATGGTGGTGCAACATTTAAGTTTCACATGGATGCACATGCCCGTGGGTTACTCACAGAGGAAGGCTTGAAGCTAGTGATGTACTGTGCAGCAGCTAAGATGGATATACAGTTAGTGTATGACTTCATTGAGGATCACATCAGGTACAACAAAGATGAGAGGTTTGATGAGTACGGAAACTACGGTGAGAACAATCCACCAGTATCTTCTGAATGGTCACAGGATAGCCAAGATAAAACGGAGAACCTTACATGACAGGTAAGTACACATTCGGTATCCCACTAAAAGAGATACGCCCTATGACCAAAGAAGAAAGGCAGAGGGCGAAAGAACGAGCCAAACAGAATATGTATGGTGAAAGTAAATGTGTGTCTTGCGGAAATGTATCGACAGGTGATTTCTGTGAGTTTTGTTTGAACGAGGAGTGAAAATATGAATACAGCAACTATGACAGAAGAGATTATATTACACTCAGCAATGAGGCGTACCAATCTAACACTGAAAGAAGCAGTAACTGCAATGGAAATGTATGCTAACGACAAAGAGTTTCACGAACATCTTGACAGGATGTATGCAAATGAGGTATTGATAGAAGAATGAAACACCTGACACTCGACGTAGAAAACACTGTGACCAAACGAAACGGCAAGCTACACCTTGATCCGTTTGAACCTGAGAATACATTGGTTATGGTGGGTATGCTAGATGATCTTGGAAACGAAGCTATTGTGACATTCGATCACGCAGAGCATCCCCCCACCGACAGAGGAGCACAGATAGTACAAGACTTACTTGACCGTGCTCCTCTTCTTATCATGCACAATGCTGCTCACGATCTTATATGGTTATGGGAGTCTGGCTTTACGTACAATGGTCCTATCTTTGACACCATGCTTGGTGAGTATGTCCTTCAACGTGGGCAGACAACTAACCCCGTGTCATTGGAAGCATGTGCAGAACGCTACGAACTTGACACAAAGAAGCAAGACACCATGAAGGAATGGCTGAAGGCTGGTAAGCAAGTACGTGACATGCCTTATCAGGAATTGTCTGACTACCTGTCTGCTGACCTAGCAGCTACACAACAACTGTATGAACGTTTGCGGATGAGGTACGAGGAATGCAGTACACTGGAAGGAACAATCAAACTTACCAACCAGCTTGCTGTACGTCTTGCTCGTATATATCAACGAGGATTCTCTGTAGACATGTCTGTGCTTGAGGAAGTACGTCAAGAGTTTACACAGGAACGTGACACTCTTACTGCTCTGCTTGAGGCACAGGTACGTAAACTGATGGGCGACACACCTATCAACCTTAACAGCCCAGAGCAATTGTCTTGGGTTATCTACAGCCGCAAGCCAAAGGATAAGAAGTTTTGGGCTGATCTGTTTGACGAATACATGGGTGATCAGGATTATAAACATCAGGTACGTAGTGGCAGTGACATACTGTACAAGCAGAAAGCAAAGCAATGTAATACCTGTAAAGGTAATGGGCAAATACGAAAACTAAAGAAGGATGGAACACCCTATGCAAGAACTAATAGATGTCCTGATTGTGACGCTACTGGCTTTTTATTTCTTGATACCACTACTGTGGCAGGGCTAAGGTTTGTGGCACCTACAGCCAAGTGGATCAGTGCCAATGGCTTTAGCACAAGCAAAGAGAATCTCGTATTCCTTGAGGGCATTGCACGTAGCAAGGGTAACACAGAGGCAGAACAGTTTCTGTCTAATGTACGCAGACTGTCTGCTATAGAAACATATCTGTCCAGCTTTGTAGATGGCATTTCAAACTTCGTCAAACCTGATGGTAAGCTACACGTCAGGCTATTGCAGCACCGTACCAGTACTGGCAGACTGTCAGGTGCAGATCCTAACATGCAGAACATGCCACGTGGTGGTACGTTTCCTGTCAAACGTGTATTCAAATCACGGTGGGATGGTGGTCACATAATGGAAGCTGACTTTGCCCAGCTTGAGTTTCGTGTGGCTGCGTTCCTATCACAGGACAGGACTGCCATTGACGAGGTGACTACAGGCTTTGATGTACATGCATACACTGCAAAGGTTATCAGTGATGCAGGTCAACACATGTCCAGACAGGAAGCTAAGGCACACACATTCGCCCCTTTATATGGGGCAAGTGGATTCGGTAGAACACAGGCTGAAGCTGAGTATTACCAACAGTTCACCAAGAAATACAATGGCATTGCCCAATGGCATACTAAGCTAGCAAGCGAAGCATTGAACACAGGCAAGATCACTACACCATCTGGTCGTGAGTTTGCATTTCCTGACGTACAACGTAGACGTAATGGGAGTGTGACATATTTCACACAGATAAAAAATTATCCTGTACAATCGTTTGCTACTGCTGACATTGTACCCATATCTCTGATATACATCGACAAGATGCTAGAGATAAATAAACTTAACAGTTGTATCGTCAACACAGTGCATGACAGTATTGTAATTGACGTACACCCCAACGAGAAGGAGAAAGTACTACGGATCATTAGCCGTACTAATGAAGTACTTACGTCACTGGTCAACAAACGATGGAACTTGGACTTCAATGTCCCATTGCTATTAGAAGCAAAGATTGGTCCGAATTGGCTTGACACAAAGGACGTAGCCTGATATAACTATAGCTCTGTTAAAACGAAAAGGAGAAACATATGACACTAGTAGAAACATTCAACACTTCAGACTACAATCAAATGGCAGCAACAATGGGTATGGCTGCTGACAGTAAACCTTCACGTGATAGCTCAACGCTTGCACGATTACGTATTAATCACTCTCCTATCATGGGTGAGCAAGAAGTTAATGGTAAGAAGGTAAAGCTTGAGGTAGTCTCTGGCGGTACTTACAAGCTGGAGATTCCAGATGGTCCGACTTACTATGCTGAGTCTGCTACCATTCGTCCATATGTACAACGGTTTATGTACAAACGGTTTATTATGGGCAACAACACGGCACCCAATCGTTATGTCAAGACTATCATGGCTGACAATCTGAACATTGATCTCAAGGACAATGACGGTGGGTTCAACTGTGGTAAACCTGCTGGCTGGATTGAAGACTTCAAGGCATTACCACAGAAGACGCAGGATCTGATTCGTCAGATCAAACGTGTACGTGTAATGTTTGGTACTGTATCGCTGGTAAATCCTGTGGATGCACAAGGTAATCCTGTCGATAAGGAACTGGCAGACACCCCATTCATCTGGGAGATTGAAAACCGTGATGCATTTAAAATGGCTGGCGGTATCTTCACCAAACTTGCCAAGATGCGTAGGCTTCCACCAATGCATACCATCAAGTCAGGTACACAGGAACGTAGTCTACCTAATGGTAACAGCTTCTTCCTGCCTGATCTGGAGTTGGATGTAACAACCTCATTGGATCTGGATGCAGAGGCACAGGAAACGCTTACAAACTTCCTTGCTTGGATTGCAAACTATAATGAGTACATCGTAAATGCATGGGACGAAAACGTTCATAAGCACGATGACATTCCATTCGGTGATGTGGATGATATTATTGATGCAGACATGGAAGAGTTTGCATAATGGATCATCCTGCTGAACTGGCAATACATCAGTATCTTCAGAACGCAGCCAATGGTAAGTCAGAAATGTCTGAGGAAACTATTGAACGTGTAGCCACTGAAGTTGCTGATGCTTTGCGGCGACAGTTTGGCTCTGGTAATAAACGTGACGAGTTTAAACTAAGGATGTCCAACATTGGGCGTCCTACTTGTCAGCTTTGGTTTGAAAAGAACCAGCCTGAGAAGGCACTACCAAGGCCAACGACATTTGTAATGAACATGATGATAGGAGACATCGTAGAGTCTGTCTTCAAAGCTGTACTTACTGAAGCTGGTGTGGAATATAAAGACACAGACAAGGTAAAGCTTGCAGTAGGAGACAAGGATGATACATATGTATCTGGTTCTTATGATCTTGTAATAAACAATGCGGTTGATGACGTTAAGTCTGCATCAGATTGGAGTTACAGAAACAAGTTTAAATCATACGAAGCTTTAGCAGACAAGGATTCGTTTGGTTATGTAAGCCAGCTTGCTGGGTATGCACAGGCATCTGGGTATAATGCTGGTGGTTGGTGGGTTGTAAACAAAGCCAATGGCAATTTCAAGTACGTCAAGTCAGATATTGACATGAGCAAGCAGCTTACCAAGATAAGAGACACGGTTGAAACGGTAGCCAAGAATGATTTCAATCGGTGCTTTTCCCCTGTACCCGAATTGTTTCGGGGGAAAGCAACGGGAAACTATATACTCGATGAAGGTTGCAAGTTCTGTGACTTTCGTCAGGAGTGTTGGCCTTCATTGCAAGAGATACCGTCCAAGGTATCACAAGCAAAGGAGCCGCCAATTGTGCAATATGTAGAAAGGAGTGACGTATGATTGGAGAAGCTGAAATAAAAGAGATGCAAGAACACGTTGCAGAAATGGAACGTGAGCTTACAGCAAAGAAAAAAGCCCTACGTGAAGCTAAATACGCAGGGCTACGTGCAGCTATGCAAGCTCGTAAAGAAGCAGACGAGGCTGTTAGGCAGGAACTAAAGGAGCTAGGTATCACAACCTCTTCCTTTAGCTTTCCTTTAGATCTTCATTGGAAGTTCTAGTGCATTACAAGCAATTCAAAGCTGCTTTGAAGCACGGGTATAGGAGTGGTCTTGAGATAAAAGTCAAAGACTTTTTACGAGAGAACAAGATACCTATCAAGTACGAATGCCTCAAGATAGAGTGGGAAGACTTGATGTATCGCACCTATACCCCTGACTTTATATTACCCAACGGTATCATCGTTGAGGTTAAGGGCAGGTTCACTGCAGATGACAGACGTAAACATATCTGTATCAAGAAACAACATCCTAAACTGGATATACGTTTCGTATTTGAGAGTAGCAAACGCAAGTTAAGTAAGGGTGCTAAGTCTACGTATGCTTCGTGGTGTGAAAAGAATAAGTTTATGTACAGTGACCGTGTAATACCACAAGAGTGGTTGAAGGAGAAAGGTAAAAACATGCACCCAGATTTTATCCAGTTCCCCTTTAAAAAAGTGAAGAGGAGTTAGTATGGCTACAGTTTTTGAGGATATTGATGACAATGATATACTTGTACGGCTATCACCATTCCTTGATCCGAAAGGAGAATGGACAGGTGAGTTACTTGTAGGACTAGTAACCTCACAGGATAATACCCTGTCAGACGATGATTACTTTCATATGATGCAACTTGGGTCTATGCTTTGTGCCTCTGTACCTTTGATGGAAGAGAATGTAAAGTTCAGAGATATGCTTTACAAGTATGCAAAGAATGTGTTAGAAGAAGAGAAGAAACAAAAGAAATCAAAGGTTACGGAACGTAAGGATAACGTAATCAAAGTAAACTTTTGAAAGGAGAGTACGAATGGTAGATGTTGTAAACAACCCACCACACTACAACCAAGCTGGTATTGAATGCATAGATGCCATTCGTGCGGCTACTGGTGATGGGTTTCAATATTATTTACAAGGTAATATAATGAAGTACCTCTGGCGTTATCGTTATAAGAATGGCCTAGAGGATTTGAAGAAAGCCAGATGGTATCTGGATGCATTAATAGAGGATCAAAGTAATGAGAGTAAAGATACTTTTGACGATTGATCTTGATGAGGATGACTATCCCATGCCAGTAGACGGTATGGTGGTAGAAGAAGTGGACGAAACATTACGTAATCTAATCCATGATGTGGATGGAATGGACGTAAGAGCAATGAAAATAATAGTAGAGGATTGACGCATGAATATGAATGACTACCAAAGACAAGCTGCTACAACAGCAATCTATCCTGCATCTGTACAGATCTTGTATCCTACTCTTGGACTTGCAGGTGAGGCTGGTGAAGTGGCAAACAAAGTAAAGAAGATTATACGTGATGGTAAACTTGACAAGGAAGCTATTGGCTCTGAGATAGGAGACTGCCTATGGTACATTGCAGCTATATGCAAAGACTTGGGTTTAAAGATGGAAGATGTAGCACAAGCTAACCTTGATAAGCTACGGCAACGTCAGGAGAAAGGCACACTGTCTGGATCGGGGGATACAAGATGAGCAACTACTTACCTACAGACTATCAATCTTTTATACACAAATCACGGTACGCAAAATACTTTGATGGATATGGTCGTGAGACATGGGACGATACGGTAACACGTTACTCAGCTAATGTTATCTCTGATCTTGTACCATCAGAATTAAAGTACGAGATAGAGCAAGCTATACTTGGGCTAGAGGTAATGCCATCCATGAGAGCCATGATGACTGCTGGCCCTGCATTAGAACGTGATAACACTGCTGGGTATAACTGTAGCTACCTACCCGTAGATGATCCTAAGTCCTTCGACGAGGCTATGTTCATTCTTCTCTGTGGTACTGGTGTTGGCTTCAGTGTCGAGAGACAGTTCATCAGTAAGCTCCCTGAAATCCCTACCCTCTTCCAAAGCGATACCACTATCGTTGTAAAGGACAGTAAGGAGGGATGGGCTAAGGCGTTCAGACAATTGTTGGCACTCCTCTGGGCTGGTGAGATTCCCAAGTGGGATGTCTCTCTTGTACGTCCTGCAGGTGCAAGACTAAAGACGTTTGGTGGTAGGGCTAGTGGACCTGCACCTCTTGTTGAGTTGTTTAACTTTACTGTAACCACATTCAAGAATGCACAAGGCCGCAAGCTATCCAGTATAGAGTGCCATGACCTGATGTGTTTTATTGGTCAGATCGTAGTGGTTGGTGGTGTACGTAGATCAGCAATGATCAGCCTATCCAATCTGAGTGATGACCGTATGCGTCATGCTAAGTCAGGACAGTGGTGGGAAACTGCCGCACACCGTGCCTTGGCAAATAATAGTGTTGCATATACAGAGAAGCCTGATGTAGAAACATTCATGCGAGAGTGGACTGCACTGGTAGAGTCTAAGTCTGGAGAGAGAGGGGTATTTAATCGTGAAGCATCTAAGAAACAGGCTGCTAAGTACGGTAGACGAGATCCAGAGTATCATTTTGGGACTAACCCGTGTAGTGAAATCATATTGCGCCCGTATCAGTTCTGCAATCTTACAGAAGTTGTGGTCAGGGCTACAGATACTATCGACAGTCTTAGTAGAAAGGTCCGTCTTGCAACCATTCTGGGAACTATTCAATCAACCTACACCAAGTTCCCATATCTGCGAAAGGTGTGGCAGCGCAATACAGAAGAGGAACGACTGCTTGGTGTGTCTCTCACAGGGATAATGGATAACCCATTAATGACCACACAAAATAAAGGATTGGAGAAAACCCTTGACCATTTACGTAACATCGCTGTTGAAACGAATGCTGAGTGGGCGGCTCATCTTGGTATCAATGCTTCTGTTAGCATTAGTTGTGTTAAGCCTTCTGGAACAGTCTCCCAACTCGTTGACTCAGCCAGTGGAATACATGCCAGACATTCCCCTTATTACATCAGAACCGTTAGAGGAGACAACAAAGATCCCTTAACACAGTTTATGAAAGATCAGGGAATACCAAACGAACCATGCGTGTTTAAGGGAGACACAACTACAGTCTTTAGTTTCCCTCAGAAGTCACCTGCAAATGCAGTCACACGTAATGATATGACCGCCATAGAACAATTGGAGATGTGGCTTACGTATCAACGACATTGGTGTGAGCACAAGCCTAGTGTGACTATCTCTGTACGTGACAGTGAATGGTTAGAGGTAGGTGCATTTGTATTCAAACACTTTGATGAGATGTCAGGTGTGTCATTCTTGCCACACTCTGATCATACTTACCAACAGGCACCGTATCAGGACTGTACAGAAGAAGAATATAATGCTTTACTGGCTAAGATGCCTGACCGCATTAACTGGAATGCACTATCAGAGTACGAGCAAGAAGATAACACAGTTGCTATGCAGACTATGGCTTGCTCTGGTGATGTATGTGAAATCGTAGACTTAACATAAAGGAGAAATACAATGGAATTAATTCAAATGCTTGCAACTACACTCGTTACACTAGGATTACTTGCGGAAGTAGGCATACCTATGATCGAAGGTACATGGGAAATAATCAAAGAAGCAGCTAACGTATACTAGGAGATTATGATGCCAGTAAGAAAACAGTTTAGTACCGCATTGTATAATGCATATGATACCCCTGCAAAAGAAACACTCGTGACTTACTTAAAAAGTGTAGGTCACGAGATCATAGATACAAAGGAGAATTACACAGTTGATGTAGTGTCCACTAAGGAAGACTATACATACTTAAACGAAGCAGAGGTAAAGATTGCGTGGTCAGGTGATTGGCCTACTCATTGGGAAGATATACGTATTCCAGAACGCAAGACCCGACTGTTAGAAAGATACGAAGGGGATAACGGTGTACTAAATTTCTACATCTTTCGCAAAGATCTTAAACAAGCATGGCGTATCAAAGATACCAGCCTTACAAAGGATCGACTGCGAGAAGCATATGGTAGGAACATTATAAAAGGAGAACAGTTCTACCATATACCTTACACTGAAGCAACATTAATCAATATAGGAGAAGCAGCATGAACGTTAAAAAACTCTCTCGTAAAGAACGTAACCTTGGCAAGTACGATGCCCCATTGAGGTTTCAATTTGATCAGGGTTATACAGCCTTTAAACGTGGTAAGGTGTGGAACCCATATCATACCGCCACAATGCAGTGGAGAGAGTGGGAGAGAGGTTTTACCAAAGCCTACTATGAGCAGTTAAAACGGATATTACAATATGAGTCTGGAAGAAGAAGCAAAGAAGTTTCTGCAGCAACGTAACCAAGGCAACGAACCAGATCAATTAAGAGAAGAACTAATTAAAATGCTAGAGTGGTTTCTTGAGCAGCTAAAAAAGAAGGGGGCTTAACGGCCCCCTGTTTTAATCCATTACACTGTCTGCTAATTCTAATAATATAGTAAGATCTGAAAGTGATCTTGGATTAGGATCTCTGTCTTTAAGCCTTTTAAATTCATCAACTGCATATATCCTATCATCTCTAGGAACTCTTGATAAATCATCAACAGCAGAAGCATACGGAGTAGCATACCCGTCTGTTAAAAATTCATTTCTCGCATCTGCGAGAATATCTTTTACAAACTTACGAGCAATCCTATTTTGTTCTTTTTTATTTTCACCACGTTTAGATTGTGACTTAGCTATGTTTACAGCTAAAGGAAGTATGCTAGACAGATACTTATTTTCTGCACGTTTTTCTTCTGGTATTTTTGATTTACTGCCAAGCTGATATGTTGGATCTTCATAACCTATTTCTAAAAGGTATTCAGTTATATCATTGTCAGCATCTTTAATATTTAAACCTAAAAACAGTTTCTTCAAGGGGTCATACCTTTTAATATCACCTGTATCTATTGCTACCCTGTTCGGCATTTCAAGCTCATAAGATGGTGCAGCTAAACCTCGTTGTATTAGTGACCGTGAAAAACCAGATCCAAAAGAGGTAAACTTACTGTCGTCTAACGTTGGAGAAGTAGCAGCATCTACATACACATCACTTTTAATACCTAATGCTCTTTGTGCTTCTACCATTTGAAACAAAGGGGTTAAAAATGTATTAACATACTGTCCTACAGCACCACCAATAGCCTTCCATCTCCTGCTAGGATCAACAATGTCATCAGTACTAACAATGATGTCACGTATTTCGTCTATCATTACATTACCTACACCAGTACGAGCAGAAGTTCCTAACCATGTTTCGGTTATATGATCTATCTCACCGCCGTACCATGTATCTAAAGTACCCTCATTAAGTCTCTTTCCAAACTCAGCTACCCATCCTATCTGTCGCATAGGAAATGTAGGAGTTAAGTCTACCTGTCTACCGTCATACTCCATAGACTCATATCTTTCTCCTGCATCGTCTGATGTTCGATACAAATACATTCCCGTAATAGCACCAAGACCTACAAGGTTACGAGATATATCCTGCCTATCTCTAGGAGTCATAACGCCACGAGTATCTTTAAACATAGCTTTACGCATAGCCATGATACCTATACCACCGACATTCTGTGCCATATACTCCATAGAATTAAACATAAATCTAGGAAACGGTACGATGACAGTAAGGCCAGATTTTGTAATTAAATCTGAAGCAACTTTAAAAGGATAAAAATCTGGTGGTTTTGCATAGGTAACGTCAAGAGCTTTTGTCACTGCCTCATCAGCAATTGATACAAAAGACCTACCATCTGGTCCACGTAAATCTGGAGCATCATTTAAGACATCTTTAATTCTACCCTCATCTAAAGTTTTACGTAGATCGATTCCCCATTCTGCTTTTGTAAGACGTTCCACCTCACTAAAGAATGTAGTGTGGCGTAACATCATTTCTTGCCAACGGTTAGGTATATTTAAAGTTGTGGCACCATCTTCTAACATAGATGCCATCTTATCCAGCCCTTGCCCTACACGTGTTGTAGCTTGCCCTCTTCCTGTAAGCTCTTGCAATTCATGCACACTACTACCTAGTCGTTCAAACTGATCTGCAAGCTCTGGCCTATCTAAAATATACTTGGTAAATTGTTCTGCTGTATTCTGATCAGCAAACATATATTTTAAATTACGAAATGCTCCACTATACGTACCATCTCGCACAAAAGGCATTACATTTTTAGTTGCTTCATAAACACCCCTAAACCTTTCACCTTCTTCAGCACGTTTAGCATACGTAATTAAAGCAGTATCAAATACATTCGCCAATCCTTCTGCTGGTGCTCTGATTACACCTGACTGTAAGTTACGCATTGCTGTTGCAAGAGAGGAAACCATGTAAGCCCTACGAACATTTTCACCACGAAGAACAGTATTAGACCAAAATTTTGCTATACCTTTTTGCGTAGCCTGTCTAGCCTTTTCAGCCTGTCTTTCTTTTATGCTTTTAGGTTTAAACCTAGACATTTGACTTACTCTATTTAGCAATCTACCAGCTTCCGAAGCTGAACCAACTACTCCCAACATGTATTCTTCGTAAGACATACCGTGTTTGTTTAAAATGTTGTATAGTGTTTCATCTGCTAACAAATCTTTATTTACAGTTAACTCAAATAGTTGATCAACTAATGGTCTAGCTCGTTTTAATTCCCCTTCTCGTTTACCCTTTGTTATTTTTTTAGTTGGTGTTTTTAACAAGTCAGGAAATGCTTCGTGTAAATCTGCCACAACTCCTACAAGAGCATCCAGTTTTTCTGGATTAAGAATCGGTATAGCTAAAACATCTTCATCGTTTATAGTCATCTCTTCTAACGGATTAGAAGCAGGTTCTTTACCACTACCCTGATATATATCATCAATATAATATTCTTTTACTTTTGTTTTACCTGCTTGTCTCACAAGTTGAGGATCAATTTTTAAATCACCCTTTGTGTTTTCTCTTGCAATTTGTACGTTGTTTCTTTCTTGAAAGTTTTGTATAAGCTCATTACGTATTTCTATGTTTTGTTGTGCTGCAATTTTGTTTTGCTTTTTTATTTCTTCTGCACGATTTGTTTCGTTGAGCATGGCAGTTTGTACACGACTATACTCACCGCCATTACCTACAGCTTTCCATGTTTTCTGAATACCACTAACAATAGGTCTAGCTATAACGGTTGCTGCTGTAGCATCCAAAGCTGCCCATCCAACATCCGCAGCAGCAGAAGCATACTCACCATTACGAACATGCTCTTGAACATTTGTCCAATGTACAGGTAATTCAGCCAAAGCAGTAACAGGGTTTAATAATTCATCCGCAAAAACAATTCCATTTATCTCACCTAAAGTAAGATGGCCTTCCTCTGCAGCCTGTAATAACTTAGCAGACAAGCCACTAGTTATAAAGTTTTTACTATTCAAACGATCCATTAATGCTTGTCTACGATTTAATGTTTTTTGTGTGTGTCCTTCTGCAACAAGACCAACACGTTCTTCTGCAGACATATCTATTTTAGGATTAGTTTTCTTTAGTTGCTTAATTACTTCTTCTACAGATATACCTTTTGATTTAGCCATACGTTGAATAATCTCTTGCTCTTTTCTTATATCTGCTTTAGCAATTTCAAGTTGACCACGAATAAAATCATCATCAATAGATGATTCAATTCTTTTTAAATCTTCTTCAAATAATTTATCAATAGTAGATTGTAAGTTGCTAACACTTTCTACTTCTTTGATTTGGTTTGTTTGTGGAATAATTGGTTCTTCTACGGCAGGATCAATGGTCATATCAAAATCTTCTGACGTTTCCACATCATTAAACATAAAAACACCACCCTCTTGAGAAGGCAGTGTTGGTTGTTGTTTTGGCATTAAAGGTTCTTCTTCTATATCAGTAAAGTTAAAAGCAGGTTTTTCTGGTAGTTTAATTCCTGTATTAACTTCGTCCTCAATATCAGAGAACAAAAAGTTATCACCCATTTACATTGCACCTGCATCTATAAACTTATTATGCGTAGCACTTATAGCTATACCTGTGTAAATTTTAATGCGAGTCATAGGCACACCATTTATTGTTTCTGTAACTAATACAATATCACCAATACGATATTGACCTGTCGTTTCATTTTCATTCATTTGGTCAACTTGTATTGGTTGAGATTCATGTTTTAATCTTTTTTTACTGGTTTCCGTTGGATTTTGTACAGTATTACGTGCATACAATTGCAATTTATTAATTGCATTTGTTACATAATCTTTTTGTAATTGATTAGCCTGATATGACATGGGTTGACCATCTTCTCCAGTAGTTTTAATTCTCATTCTGGAAGCAGCTTGTATCATTGCCACATTATATTCTGGAACATTATCTCCTACTTTCTGTAATAATCTTCCCTCCAAATCTACATTAAAATTATTTTCTTCTAGTGCATCTTTCCTAGCTTGTTTTTCTATAGTGGTTAATGATTCCTTACTAAACGGGCTAGACTCATCGCCTTCATCCTTAACAGCAGCATCTTTTTCTTTAATCTTTTCTAGGTATTGCTCTGCAAGCTTTTCATATTTAGCACGAATCTCTTTTGTTTTTCCTGTGATAGATTTTTGTATCGCAATAGCATATGCTGAATCAAGGGATGCTTGCTCTTCATCTGCAGGAGCCATAATACTACCGTAGTAATCTAAGTTAAACAATCCTGTTTTTTGAGTAGGTGGTGTTTCTGTACCTGTTTTTTCAAGATCCATAGCAGATGTAGTAATTGTAGGAAGATCTTCTTTCTTACTAATAACTTCATTAGCAAATTGTGTACTTTCTTCTGTAGACAAAGTACTAGAAGGTAAATTAATTAAAGGAGATGCACTCATTCCTTTTGCTGCAGCACCTTGCCCAAGGACCAACGCCTCTTTAGCTGCACCTACACCTCTTTGCATAATAGCATCTACTTCTTCAGATGAAAAGTATACACTAAGAGAACCTGTTAATTCTTCTGCTACTTTTTTTTCTTTTTCTCTCTGTGCCTGTTTAGCTATTCGTAAACGAGTGGCTTGTTGACGTGCTTCATCTTGCAACTTCTCTTGACGAATACGATCTTCATCAAGTCGTTGTGACATCTTACTAGCAAACCCTGCACCGAAACCTTGTAAACTAAATGCCATTACATTGCCTCCTCTACTGCAGGTGCAGGTCTAGCCATAAGACCAGTGGGTGCTGGCTCTGGCATAGGCTCTTCCATCTCAGGCTCTTTTTCACGTTCTTCAAGTGCCTCTGGCAGTTTCTCACGCATCTTCTTCATAGCCAGTGCAATCTTAGTAGAGCTAATCTTGTCCTCATCAATTGGTTTATCCATGCCAAGATTATATTCAATACCTGCTTCATCACCAATATAAGCAAGCATTTCAATTAGTACTGGCATAGCAAGTATACCTACATCTACAGTATGTAAACCCTGCATTAC